AGGTGATGGACCACTCGACGACGGTCCAGTTCGCGTTCTGGACCACGAGCGCCGAGCCATCCGCCGCGACGAGCATGGATCCGCCGCTCACCTCGGCGCCCGCGTTGGTCTGCAGGCGACACGCGACCGCGGCGACCCCGGCCGGTCGATACCCCGAAGGGATTGCGCCGGTGGCAAAGCTCACGGTGCTCGAGGAATCGGTTCCGCTCGACCGCTTCATGCTTCCGCAGAAGACGACGTTCCCGTAGGCGTCCTTCGTGACGCTGGGCTTCAGACGCCCGGTGTTCCACTGCATGCCGGAGGGGAGGGACAGGACCTGAGCCGAGGGCGCCGCGAACTTCCCGTCGACGTAGGTCTTGTTCGCGATGTCGGTCGAGGCGCTCGGCGCGGCGGCGCAGGTGCCGGAGGCGGCGACGAGCGCGCCGACCGTGGTCGTGCCGCCGGACACGGTCAAGCCGCTCGAGAAGGTCTGCAGGGCCGACCAGGTGTGCGCCGTGCTCTCGAAGGCCTGCAGCCACAGAAGCCAGAGGTAAACGAGGTTCATCCACCAGTTGAAGACGTCGTGCGCCGGGGCCTCGACGACCCAGCCGGTCGCCTTCTTCCCGCTCGGCGGGTCTGTGATGTCGACGGATGCGCCGCCCGCGCCGGAGGCCCATTCAGGGATTTCAGACGGCTTGGCCATTTGCTACCTCGCGGACGCCCAGACCCCAGAATCAAAGCCGATTCCTGGACCACCCGCAAACGCGAAGGTCTGCTCGGGAAGGTTCTCCGACCACTGAAGAATCGGCCGCACGCCGCCGACCTTGGCGCTGCGCAGGAAGTTCACCAGGTAAGGCGCGAGGGTGGGGTCGAGCGCCAGGCCACCGATGGTCAGCCACAGGGCCGCCGGGAAGAACTCCTGCAGGGTCAAGGTAGCGTCCGGGCCGAGGAGGGTAGCGAACAGGCCGAGGATGTCCTCGGTCGTCCCTGAGCTCCGATTGAGCAGGATCCGCGCCTTCAGGTGCAGCCGGTACACGACATCGTCGAAGCCCTGCCGAGGCTCGCCGACCCGGGCGCCGATGTTATCCAGGTTGACCCCTTGGCTGTCGTCGATGCTGGTCAGGCTGAACAGCTGGTTCGCGGCGTCGAGCGCGGCCTGCGTCTCGTTCGCGAGCGCTGTCATGAAGGCCTCGATATTGGGGAGGCCTTTGTATTGCTCAATCAGGAGGTCGAGCGCTTTCTCGACGTGACCCACCGCGGGCGGCGCCGGATTGAGCGCAGCGCCGAGCGGAAAGGCGAGTGGGGCGGAGAGAGTCGGCATTTACTTGCCCACCCATCCGGTCGGGCCGGACCCCGACTCTTTCACGTAGAGCGTGGTCCCGGCCCCGCCGTCGCTTCGCAGGTAGATGGAACTGACGTTCGCCGTCACAGAGCCCTCGGGCGAACCGGTGCCCGTGGTGAAGATCGCACCGTTAGTCATGTGGGCCGTGCCCAGCGCCCACAGCTGCCCGTTGCCCAGAACAGCTGCACCCTTGAGCGTTAGGGATCCATCCTGGTCCAGGTTGGCGAGATTCACGCCGCCGCTGTTCCACTTGTACGGATGGCCCGAAGTGTAGGCCACGGCTGTATCCCATACGTGACCGTTGCCGCCGTCCGGCACCAGCGACAAGGTGCCGTCCATCGCATCCCAGGTGCCGGCGGTGGTCGAGGTGGCTCGCGCGGTGAAGTCCACGCGCTTGCCGGCGAGCACCGCAAGCACCGTCGAGCCTGAACCGTCCTTGACAGTGAGCGTCCCGGTCGACACGTTGATCACTGTGAACGTGCGGCCCTTGGCGAGCGTGGTCGCGTCAGGCAGCGGAACGTTCTGGTTCGCGGATCCGGTAAAGACCTGGATGTCTTCGCTCGTGTTTGTGAGCGTCGTGGTACCGCCGGCCGTCGCAGTTACGGCAACCCGCCGCGTCAGCGGGCGCCAGGGCTCGCCGTTCTCCGTGAGGTCGAGCCGGTGCGCGGTCGGGTTGGCCTTCAAGACGTGAGAGCCGGCGGCCGGGCCAAAGGTCGTGAGCCCTCCAATTTCGTTGAAGTCGACCGTCTTGGTCCGCAGGTCTGCGTTACCGCCGATGCCGATGCCGTAATAGGTGATTGCGGCACCGGACGGGTCCCAGGTCAAACCGTTCTGGAACTCGACGACCTCGCAATAGACGTCGTTCGCGCGGTTGAAGCTGTAGCGTGTACCAGCGCCGAACGCCGGATCCGTCTCGTGTCCGGAGTCGCCGTCGTAGAGGTAGTGGCGGCAGTTCTCGAAGGCGACGTGCGCGCCCTTCAAGAGCATGTAGCCGGCGCTGTGCTTGTCGTAGTGGATGTTCGAGAACTTCACCCACACGGAGTCGAGGCCGCTCCCGTCGCCGTTCCCGACAATCGTCCCGAAGGAAGATGTCGTGCGGGTCAGCGTGTCCTCGAAGTAGCAGTCTGAGATCTCCACGTTGTCGGCGTGGCAAAGGTTGATCTCCTGGGCGCAGTTGCCTGCTTCCAGATGGCTGACCTTGAACCCCTGCCCGGCGAGCGTGAAGGCGAACCCGGAGGCGTAATCCACGCGGATGTCCTCAACGACCTGCGCGTTCGTTTCGAAATTGCTGTAACCGTCAACGCAGCGAAGGATCCGGAGACGCTCCGAGCGGCTGTAGAAGCAGTCCCCCATAACGACCGCGCGGCGCAGGCCGCGGAACACGCAATCGTGAATCCAGAGCGGCGCTAGGAATGCGGCAACACCAATCTGATTCGAGGTGGATGCCGTGCTGATGGCAACGTCGTTGAAGACTCCAGCCGTGAACTCATCCTGACCGGCAAACGTGATCCCGCTGATCTCACCATAGGCGTTGTTCGGCAGGTCGCCCGGCACGATGCCCCAGTAGAAGAGCGCAGCCTCCGTGCCCGGGTTGAAGTCTCCCCAAACAGTCGCGCCAGGCTCCCCCTGGATGGAGATAAAATGCACCTTGCCCGCGTTGGAGCCGGACCAGCTCCACGACGGGGCGCCCTCCGGGGAGAACCCGGGGGACAGCGTCACGGCGTTCACCTCATTCTCGTTGACGAACCGCGCGCCAATCTGCACACGACGGGTGATTCGGTACACACCCCGCTGCAGCTTGACTCGTGCCCCCACGGCTGCCGCCGCCGCGAAGCAGTTCTCTAGCGCGGTCGCGTCGTCGGTCGTGCCGTCGCGCTTGGCGCCGAAGGCTTCGGGTCGCATCTCGGGGGCGACGTCGTAAAAGCCCCCGCCGTTCTCGCTGGCCTGCAGCTTCCCGGACAGGGAGCGCAAGGCAAGGCCGCCCGCGCTGCTCACCGGCGCAGTCGGATTGTCGACCAGTCCGTGCCACTTCCCGGACAAGACGGCGCTACGCACGCTGCTCGCAATGCTTCGGTAGGCGTTCGCGTCCGCCGCGGCCCACCATTTGGTCGCATCTGCCGAGCCGGGAAGGCCGTTCAAGTCGCTCTTGGACGCGGGCAGCGGAAGATTGTCGAAGACGAAGTCGGTTCCAGGCATGGCTACGGGGTCCCGTTGCTCGTGAAGACAGCCACGCGGCCCGTATCGAGCTTCGCGATCTGTCGAAGGGAAATGGAGATGTTCGAGGTCAGCGTCGGGCTGGGCGCGGTACTGAGTTTCGCGAGGCCGCCCGTGTCGAGCACGCCGGCCACCTGCAGCGCCTGCGCGGCAATCACGCTCGAAACCACATCCTTGCCGCTGACCAGGCTCGCCGCACCGTAGGCGACAACGGTCGCAATCACCTGCGCGGCGCCGTCGGCTGGCCAGAAGTTCGGGTCGACGATGAGGTCGAGCCGCACGTAGACGTCGATCTCGGAGGGCCGGTCGAACTTGACGGTATGAGCGACGCCCTGCGAGTCGTTGACCGACACGGAGGTCGCGCCGACCGTCTGGATGCCGGCCCCCTTGCTCGCATAGACCGCCTGCGCGACGGCCGTGTCGATGCCTGCGCCGGTCGCGCAGGAGGCGAGGACGTTGACGGAGTGGGGCGGCAGGCCGTCGCCGTCGGTCGTGTCGGTGTCGTTCTCGAACACGGTGCACGCGCTCACGATGGGCAGCCCGTTGACGTCCTCGAGCGCGAGCACGCGCCCGCGGATTGCGTCGGCCACGGCGTTGCCGCTCGACCGAAGCTCGGCCTCCCGGCGTCGCCGCAAGACGGAGTTCGTGTCGGCGTTCACGCCGAGCGCGGCGTCGGTCGGGTTCGTGACGCTGGCCAGGCCTGCGCGCGGGGTGTCGATGACCGTCAAGGTCCCCGATGCCGCGAGTATCGGGCCGGCCTCGACCGCCGTGCAGGTGACCGACACGGTCCCGCCGCCGCCGATGGTCACATCGGCGTCCATCGTGAACTTGGCGCCCGTGCCGGCGACACTGAAAGTCGCCGCCGGGATGCTGGCCGCGGGCGTGCCGGTGAGCGTGACCGTGACCTTCGAGAAGGTGGCGGGCTGTCGCTTGGTGCCGGTCAGGCCGCAGACGTTGTCGAGGCTCACGTCGGAGGCGCCGTCCGGCGTGAAGGCCGCATACGCGGCTTCGATTGTGTCCCACACATCGGCGATCAGGTCCGAGCCAATGCCCGTGAACTGGCCCGCGACCGACTCGGTCGACAGGTCGAAGCTCGTGCCGAACTTGGCCTGCAGGAAGGCCGTGATTGACGCCTGGATGTCGGTCGCCTGCTTCTTAACGAACCCCACCGGGGTCACGCCGAAAGTCGTGGTCATGTCACACCGTCACGGAATCGTCGAAGACGCCGAGGTCGCAGGTCGCCGAGAAGGAGACCGTCGCGGAACGGGTCTGAAGGTCGAAGCTCACGTCGAGCGCGTTGATTGCGGTCACACCTTCGACGCGCGTGATCGCGTCGCGCAACGCTGTTTTGACGAACGAGATGTTCGGGTTCTTGATGAGGATCAGCTGCCGCCAAGGCGTCCCCTGGTCCGTGTTCAGGAACCACTCGCCGAGGAACAGGAGGATCGACGAGCGGACCGCCTGCTTCATCGCCTGCAGGCCCGTGGCGAATTGCAGCTTCCCGGCCGACACGTCGAGGTCGCCGTCGTCCGTCAGCAGGAAGCTTCGGATCGTCGTGGCGCTCACGGCTGCACCTTGACCGTGTTCGAGAGCCGAGCGACCGCGGCAAAGGTCGAGCGCGCGGCGGTATACACCGCTGTGGGGGACGCAGGACCGCCGAGCGCCATGGCGGCAGCGATGGTGGAATCGGAGCCGACGATTGCAGCGAGGTAGGTGTCGAGCGCCTTTAGCATCGTGTCGAGGGCGGTCATGAAGGCCGACCCGTTGACCGCCGCCTGTGTGGCACTCGAGCCGAGCTCAATCGTCGTCGCCTTGAGGTGAACCTGCGGGCCGCCGTCCTTGCCGAGGGTGACGTGATCGGTCGCCGCGCCCGTCCAGGCGTGCCGGTTGTCGTGCAGGCCCGGGATTGCGACGGCGTCGCTTAGGTTGTGCCGGCGCAGGTCGTCGGGGGCCTGCCGGCCGCCCTGGTCGAGCCAGGCGTCGAGGGAGCGGTCGGACACGACCAAGAGCAGGGTGTCGCCGACCGCGACCGGGAAGGTCAGGCGGTAGCCCCCAGACCCGGGGAACACGACCGGGACGTTCGGCACGATAGGGGGGAAGGCCTGCTCGACGTTCTCGCCCTCGGAGGGGAACCAGTCGGCGAGAAGCGGCCGAACATCCACAAGTTGATGCGTTGCGTCGTAGCGGGTGACCTCGGCGGGCACGGCGACCCGGAGGTCGCGCAGAACGCGCCCCCGGACGGCCTCGAGCGCGTGCGAAAGGTCTTCGTCGAAACGACTCGCCATGGTTCCACCCTACCGCTCCGGCCGATGCTTTGCGAATCGGCCTAAGCCGAGGTCGGCAGGCACTCGAGCTCGGAATACCACTCCCCGCCAAAGGTATCCCCCGTGTGTGTCACGGTCTCAATACGGAAGAGCCCTTTTACCCCTCGGGATTCCACCTGAACGCGGCCCCCCGGGTGCAGGCCGGGCTGCAGGAGGCTTTTGACCTTGAGCACGGCAGGACCGGTCTTGCGCTTCGCCGTGAGGGAGAACCCCACGTCTGCCGCGTCTCCCGTCACCTGACTCAGCGGCGCCTCTTTCTCGACGTTCCCGTGCTCCGGCGAGCCGATCAGCCCGGTGTCCGGGGCCAGCCGAATGACCCCGGCGGTCGTGGTCCCATCGGACTGCAGGATCTGCAACTGGCCGTCCTGAATCGACCAGGTGAAGCCCCGGCTCTTCAGCAGGTGGTCGAGCTCGGAAGCGACCTTGCCAAAGGCGCTGTAGCCCTGCAGGAACTGTTCGGTCACGGCGCGCAGTTCGGCCAGGTGCCCAACGACAGGCATCCCGAGCGACTCCATGACGATCTGCACGACGTCGGCAACCCGTGTGCCGGGCCGGAAGCTCTCGGCGACGCGCGCGTAGCGGTACGCCCGCTCGCCGTCGCCGCAGGTGATCTTCGTCTCCCAGGTAGCGCCCTTCAGGACCTGGTCGACGGTGCGGGAGTCGCCGGAGAACACCTGCGCGATGTTGTCCGGGTACCCCGCTTCCAGGATGACCTTGATCCGCCCCTTCTGCAGGGCGGACCGGCTTTGCTCGTTCAGGTTAGAGATCGAGACCTCGCAGGTGTTCGGCTCTTTCTTGAGGCTCTTCTTTGTTTTGAACTGAATTCGCAGGTCGGAGATCAGGAGCGTGTCCAGCGCGACCCGCGCCTTGCGGTCGGAGAGTGGGACGCTCATCAGCCATCACTCCCGACCGCGACGTAGCGCAGCCGCACGCGGCTCCCGAGGTCCCCGAGGCCGGGGTCCTTGTGGGCGCCAGATGTGTCGGTCGCCATGAAGACGCCGGGCGGGAGCCCTGGAAGCGTCGAGCGCGCGGCGAGCGGGAAGTCGACGACGACCCGAACCCCGGCGACCAGCGGGTTCCCGTCCACGTCGGAAATGGACATGTACCAGGCGCCCGCGACCGCGTTCCAGACGAAGCCGAGCCCGTAGGTCGCACCGTCGAGGTCGACCTGCAGGGTGTAGCTTGGGAGGGAACTGCTAATGTCGAGGTCGTAGAGCTTGGCCATGGCTAGCGAGCCCCCAGCCCGAAGGCCTTGCCGAAGAAACCCACCGCGTCGCTGGCGTCCTGCAGCGCGCTGCCCTCGAGCAGATAACGCGCGAAGTCCTGCTTCTCGCCCTCCGGCGTGACCTGCGACTTTCCTTTCTTGTGCAGGTCGATCTGCTTTTGCGCGCGCGGCGTCTTCGCCGAAATGGTGACCGTATCGTTCCGCACGATCCGGATCTCGCGCAGGGTCGCGGTGAACCGGAGCGCCTGCCCCGACTTCGCGTCCCGTGGGACCGACAGGCTCGTGATGGTCATGTTTTCGTAGGTGCGCAGGGCCGTGATCACGGTCAGCAGCCGCGATGTGTCCGCGAGCTCTAGAAGCGTCGAATACGCGGTCGCCGCGGCGGTCGGGTCCGAGGACTGCGTCGACGTCCAGGTGACCCCGCGGGAGGTAACCGCGGTCAGAGGGGCGTTGTCCTTAAGCGGCGTGTTCGAGACGAGCCCCTCGATTGTCACGCTGTAGGGCTTCCGGCGCCGGTGGTCCGTGATGTTCACGCCCTGCTCGACCGGGTGGTCGGTCACCTCTACGTCGACCGAATGGTTCTCCGACAGGGAGGCGTCGAGCGTCAGGGTGTCGATGCTCGCCTTCT